CACATATTACCAGCATATTTTACAACTACAAATACCCGTAAACGTAAGAAATCTAAGAAGACTGCCTCTTTGATTGAGGCCGAACGCAAACATGCGAAGTTTCTAAAGAAGATGAAAGTTGAACGGAGTGTAGCGCAGTCTGGTAGCGCACCTGCTTTGGGAGCAGGGGGTCAGAGGTTCGAATCCTCTCTCTCCGACCAAGCTCCTTTATCAAATGATATACCCGTAGGTGTCACACCAAAGAAAGAATTGATTCCACACAATTTTACTATTGCACCGGCATATAATAAAGGGCCGTATCAAGTGATAAGTAAGAGTAACATAAAGGATATTGGAAGATGAGAGTTGATGTACGAAATAATAATGTCGATCAGGCATTGAGAATTCTAAAGAAGAAATTGCAATTGGATGGATTTTTCAATGAGCTACGAGAACGAGAATCCTTTATGTCAAAGGGCGAGAAAAAACGCCGAGCAAAAGCTGCCGGTGTTCGTAGATGTAAAAAAGAACAGAAAAAACGTCAAGAAGAATTGGGATACTAAAATGGTTAGAAAGAAAAAAATCACCGTGTCCACAGACAATAGTGATTGGAAAGCACCTAAGAAGCGCAAACCTCGCAAACCTATGTCTGATGAACAGAAGGCGGCAGCATCAGAACGTCTTGCAAAGGCAAGAGCAGTAAGAGCAGAGAAAAATCCTGATTATGGACAAAGTGCGCTTCCACTAGTTTTAAAAGATTTACCAGAGGATCATCCAAGACACCCTAAAAAAGTTAAGGTATGGATTAAAACTCAAAAAGACCTTGCAAGTTCAGCAAGAAGTGCTGTGAAACAAAATATAAAGGGATCAGTAGCACAATTAGCCAGTCATGAAGGATATATAAGAAACATGCAAAGATATCTTAGGGATGGTGATTGGGTTGATGATTTTTATGGTGAACATCAACAGAACAAAATTCATTATCGTTGTATTGCAATGGCATATGATGATGATGGAACACCTAAAAGGAATATAGGCGTTTATTATCCAGATTTGGGTTGTAAGTACACTAAAGAAATTTTTAACGAAGAGAAAGGTATTTCTAATGGCGGATCAGAAAAACGGAAACGCAAAGGAAAACGATAACGTAATACAAGGCCCGTGGTCAAAGTCAAAAAGAAAGGTTAAAATTCCTGATGATGAAATTCTTGAATTACGAGAAAATATGGAATTTGCTGAAGAGCTTAATCAAAATCTAATTATCCAAATGGTTCAAATGTTGAGCGAAAATGGTATTGATGTTGCAGATGCATCTTTTATTCGTGACTTAGGATTAATAATTGAAATGACAAAAGGAAGTATATATAGAAGTATGGGAATTCCCCATCCAACACATGCATTTTTAGAAGCTGTAGTGGACTTTAATGTTGATGATGATGAAAAAACTATTCATTGTCAAATTGATTTGAATAAGCTGGAAAAATTTGTTGAAGTTAGTAAATATTTTGAGGATGATGATGATGAGGATGATGACCCCGAAATTTCATAAACCATTCAGCCCTATTATTATGGAAACAGAAGCACCAAAGAGATTTGTTGATACAATCAATAAAACTGCTGATAAAGTGCTTGGTAGTGAAGCTGCGAGTGTGGAATGGGATTGGTCACACATGCTCGTTGGTAAGGTACATAAAGAAGTACGAATTCCCATAAAAGGTAAAGACGATAAAGAGTTCCTTTTAAATGTGATGAAGTCTGGATGTTTAGATTATCTAAAGGAATCTATAAAAGAGGGCAATCATCATACATGGAAGAAAATTGCTGGTGATGCAATTCCAACACTGGATAATATTCATTTGACTCATAGTTGGGTTGTTAGCCAATATGCCGGAGAATACAATCCTTGGCATCATCATACTGGTGATTTCTCATCAGTTATCTATCTCAAAATGCCACCCAATATGCACAAAGAAATAGAAGAAGATTTTGAGGATCATTATCCAGCTAATGGGCTGATAGAATTTATGTTTGGTGAGAACCAAAGTTTTAGAAGTGATAATTTAAAGTTTAAACCAGTAGTGGGTAAGATGTTGGTATTCCCATCATGGTTGAGACATTTTGTATACCCCTTTAAGAGTGAAGGTGAAAGAAGGAGTATGAGCTTTAATGCTCATATGTTTGTGCCATAATGATATTAGTTGATATGAATCAGATTTCTCTTGCAAGTATGATGATGCACTTGCATATGAGAAAGTCAAAAGAAATTGATGAGAACATGGTGAGACATATGATTCTTAATTCGCTTCGTATGTATCGTACTAGATATTCATCTGAATTTGGAGAGTTGGTTTTGTGTTATGACTCTAAGCATTATTGGAGGCGTGATTACTTTCCAGAATATAAATTTAGCAGACGAAAGGGTAGAGAAAAATCTGATCTTGATTGGGATGCAATTTTTTCTTGCTTAAATCAAATCAAAGATGAACTTAGGAATAATATGCCATATAAGTTTGTAGAAATATATGGTGCAGAAGCTGATGATATTATCGGTGTTCTTTGCTCAGAATATTCAGAAGAAATCATGATAATTTCTGGAGACAAGGATTTTATTCAGCTTCAAAAATTTCCTAATGTAAAACAATTCAGTCCGATCACTAAGAAAACAGTAAATGGTGAAAACCCTGGCGCATATCTTAAAGAACATATTTTTAGAGGTGATACCGGCGACGGTGTTCCAAATGTTCTGTCTCCCGACAATACATTTACTGATGGAATAAGACAAAAACCATTAGGTAAAAATAAAATTGCTTCATGGATGGAACATGATTTTGAAGATGTTGCTCCCAATGATGAAGTGAAAAGAAATTATCAAAGAAATCGCAAATTGATTGATTTGACATACACACCAGAAGAACTTTCTTCAGAGATAATTGATACTTATAAGGAAGCTCCATATGGTGATCGAAGCAAACTACTAAATTATTTTATACAAAAGAGATTACGAAATCTCACAGAATCTATAGGAGAATTTTAAAATGAATTTACTAATTTCAGAAGTCTTGGAAAAGGTTTCAAAAGTCAAAACTAAGAAGGAAAAGGTTGCTATTCTTAGAGAGAATGATCATCAATCTTTAAGAATGGTTATCAAGTCTTCCTTTGATCCAAATATTAAGTGGGCATTACCAGAAGGTGAGGTTCCTTATGCTCGTAACGATGCGCCGGAAGGAACAGAGCATTCTTCTTTATCGTATGAATCTCGTAAGTTATATCATTTCATTAGTGGGGGTGATAATCAAATTAATCAGAACAAGCGAGAATCAATGTTTGTTCAGCTATTAGAAGGTCTTCATGAAAGTGAAGCAGCACTTCTCGTTGCTGCAAAAGATAAGAAATTGCATCAACTGTATAAGGGTCTTTCTGCTCCTGTAGTCAAGGAAGCATTTAATTGGAATGATGAGTATATGGTTGATGATCATCATGTTTATCCTCAAACGCCGGGGTCAGCAAACGGATGATAATTGAAGACGATATCAAACTAGATTATTCCGATGTATTGATTCGTCCTAAAAGGTCAACTCTTACATCCAGATTTGATGTTGACCTAGAAAGAACATATACATTTTATCATAGTGGTAAAGAATGGACTGGCGTTCCTATTATGGCTAGTAATATGGATACCACTGGCACATTTGAAATGCATAAAAAGTTAAGTCAATCTGGTATGGTGACTTGTATTGCCAGACATTACAATACAAATGGTAAAAAATGGAATCAAGTAGAACGTAAAAACAATCTCTGTGTAATGTCTGGTATATCCAATGAAGAGATTTTAGAAATTGTAGGTGTTGCAAATACTTTTCCTGAGATTGTATTTGTTGGATTAGATGTAGCCAATGGATATACAATCAATTTTGTTGAATCAATTAAGCTTCTGAGAAGTCATCTTGGAAATAATGCAACCATTATTGCAGGTAATGTAGTTACTGCTGATATGACAGCAGAGCTTATTCTTGCTGGTGCTGATATTGTTAAAGTAGGTATTGGTGGTGGTAGTGTATGTACTACTCGTATTAAAACTGGAATAGGATATCCACAATTGAGTGCTGTAATTGAATGTGCTGATGCTGCACATGGCATTGGTGGACATATCATTGCAGATGGTGGTTGTAATTCATCTGGTGATATGGTAAAGGCCTTTGCTGCTGGAGCTGACTTTGTTATGATTGGTGGTATGCTTGCTGGTCATGAAGAATGTGATGGCAAGTTGGTGTTTGAAGATGATAATCCAGAACCAATCGGTATGGAGTTCTATGGAATGGCGTCCAAGACTGCAATGGATAAGCATGGCCATTCCAACAGAGAATACAGAGGAGAAGAAGGTAAGACAGTTACCGTTCCTTACCGTGGCTCTGTTGAACATACTGCTAGTGATATTCTGGGCGGTATTAGGTCTGCTTGCACTTATGTTGGAGCAAAACGATTAAAAGACTTGCCAAAATGCACTACATTTGTTAAAGTAAATAATACACATAATAGGATATACGAATAATGCCATTTATCGAACTTTTTTAAAAAATCGTTTAGAATCAATGACTTAGCGGCTACGATTTTCCTTGACATATACTGGTTTATGGTCTATACTTAGGTATAAATTGAAGAAGGAAGAGAAATATGACCGTTAATGTAGTGAAGAGATCAGATACCCTTGAAGAGGGTATTGACATCCTGATGCAGGCTATGGTTGATGATTATAGTGGTTTCATGCCCCCCGTTGAAAATCGACGGATTGAGATGAACGCTAGGTTCAAAGATGGACTGTCGTTCACGGTTGGTTCCAAATACATCAAGGTTTGTACATCGAATGGTGGCGAGGTGTCTTCCTTCATCGTCAAAACTGAGAATGACAAGAAGTTCAAGAAGGGTGATATTCTGAAGCCCGCTGGTTGGGCTGCTCCTGCTCGGAACGCTGCGAGGGGAAACATTCTTGATGGTGGATATCCTATCGACTGGACCGGACCCCTGTATCTTTAATGATTTAAGGCAATTATGATTCTTCACGTTAAAGGTTCCAATAAGGCAATTCGCAAGTTGGTTGAATCAGCTACTCGGTTCTATGCTGAGAAGTTGATGGGTAAGAGACTTACGGAAAATCTAAAAATTACCGTAAATCTCAAGAGAAATCTTCTTTCCAAGGAAGGCCTTGAAGGTAGTGCTGTTTGGGAAGACGATAGCTATCGTCCCAGAGAATTTATTGTTGAGATTGATTCTACCGTAAAGGTTCGGAACATTCTGCTTACTCTTGCTCATGAAATGGTTCACGTTAAACAGTGGGCAAAAGATGAGATGTATGAGTATTTGAATACTATCGGGATGGTTCGGTTTAAGGGTGAAAAAGTTCATCTTGATTCACTTGAATATTGGGATCAACCTTGGGAGATAGAAGCCTATGGCAAACAGTTAGGTTTGTTTATTCGGTATTGTGAAAATATGAATTTTGATCGTGAAGATATGAAAGAGGACGCATGATGGCGCTTGTTGAAATAATTTTGGCAGCAGTTATTTCAACTGCTGATATTCAAGCACAACAAATTACAGATAGAGCTCCAGAATGTCTTGCACTTAACATGTATTATGAAGCCAGAAGTCAAGGGACTGCTGGTCTTTTTGCTGTATCTGCTGTTGTATTAAATCGTGTCAATGATTCACGGTTTCCCAATAGTGTCTGTGAAGTTGTCGAACAGGGCCCTATTAGGGAGAGTTGGAAAACTCGGGAAAATAAAAGTTTACCAGAAAGTAAACGAAAATATTATCCCATAAAAAATAGATGTCAGTTCAGCTGGTTCTGTGATGGCAAGAGTGACACGCCTCGTAACAAAAAAATGTATCAAGAGTTACTTGACTTAGCTAAACTGATTATGTATAATGAATTAATACTTGTAGATATTACAGATGGTGCTTTGTTTTATCATGCAGATTATGTAACGCCTGGTTGGGCAAAAACAAAACAGAAAACTGTGGAAATACAAGACCACATTTTTTACAGATGGGACAAGAAATGACATTTGATGAATACCAAGAATTCGCAAGGTCTACTGCTATTTATCCAGCAGAGTGTAAGATTACATATCCTACACTTGGTTTGTGTGGAGAGGCTGGTGAGGTTGCAGAGAAGGTAAAGAAGAATATTCGGGATGGTAAATCTCTAGATGGAGTCGGACTAGAACTAGGTGATGTACTTTGGTATATCTCTGCTCTTGCTGATGACCTTGGTGTAACACTTGAAGAAGTTGCACAAGCAAACGTAGATAAATTACAATCAAGAAAAGATCGTGATAAGATTGGTGGTAGCGGAGATAACCGATGAACATCTTTTTCGTAGATCGTGACCCCATAATTGCTGCACAGATGATGTGTGACAAGCATGTGGTCAAGATGATACTAGAGAGCGCACAGATGCTCTCTACTACTCATCGTGTTCTTGATGGTGATGAACATGCTAATAATGTTGGTATGTATAAACTGGCTCACAAGAATCATCCAAGCACTATTTGGACGAGAACTGCTAATAAAAACTATGAATGGTTGTGGCAGCATATGGACGGCCTGATGAAAGAATACACATATCGTTATGGCAAACATCATGCAACAGAAAGATTGATTCATTCACTCTGGAAGCTTCCAAAAAATATACCATTTGAGGAGTTTACAGACCCCCCACAATGTATGCCTGAATATTGTAAGAATGAGGACGCTGTATCTGCGTATCATAAATACTATATAATGGAGAAGTCAAATTTTGCAACTTGGAAACGCAGAGATAAACCAGAATGGTTTTATGACTTAGAAAAGGTAAGTGCTTGATATGGCAATGCCCGACGTAAAAGACGATATGCCATCTGTTTATATGAGAGAAATTGCAGAAATGCAAAAGTCTATTCATTTTTTGCATATTAGGCAAAAAGAACTTATTGAGCGTTTGGACAAATTAAAAAAGAAAATAACAGTTTTGGGTGGTGATCCTGATCAATTGGAGATAGACGTTTAATGCCAACATATACATTTAAGAATAATACTACAGGCCTAGAATTTGATGAATTTATGGGTATGAGTGAAAGAGAAACTTATCTAAAAGATAATCCTGATATCATTCAACTCCCAGTTATGTTTTCTTTTGTTGGAGATCATATTATGGGCGTTGGCCCAAAAGCAGATGGGGGATTTAATGAACGTATGGAGCAGATTGCAAACTCACATCCTGGCTCTCCTCTAGCTGATAGGTATGGTGGTACTAAAACTAAATCTCATAAAGAAATTAAAACAAGAGATGTATTGAAAAAACATAAGGTGATATAATGGCTAACAAAAAAAATAAAGAAATTAACCACACCAATCTTGTACCTGTCAAACCAATTACTGATAATCAAAAAGTAGTTTTTGAATCTTGGAAAAAGGGAAAGAACCAATTTTTATTTGGTGCTGCTGGTACAGGTAAAACTTTTGTTTCGCTATATCTTGCACTAAGAGATGTATTGGACTTAAAGAAATCTTATGACAAAGTAGTTCTTGTACGGTCACTTATTCCTACTAGAGAGATTGGATTTCTTCCTGGCGATGAGGAAGATAAGGCTGCATTGTATCAAGTACCATATCAGAACATGGTGCAATTCATGTTTCAAATGCAAAATGAGCAACAGTTCAATAATCTATATGATAAATTAAAAAGTCAGGGCTCATTATACTTTTTATCAACTTCTTTTCTAAGAGGGTTGACATTTGATAACACAATCATTATAGTAGATGAATGTCAGAACATGAACTTTCATGAACTGGACACAATTATTACCAGAGTCGGTCAGGATTCAAAGATTGTATTTTGTGGAGACTTTGATCAAACAGATTTGGTGAGGCAAAATGAGAGAAATGGTCTACATGACTTTTTACGAATTTTGACAGAAATGGATGAATTTAGTTGCACAGAATTTACTATTGGTGATATTGTTCGTAGTGGATTTGTTCGTAGCTATCTCATCAACAAAATCAAACTTGGCATAGGAATTGAATAATGAATTTAGAAAAACTTAGAGAACAACTAGAAATTGATGAGGGTGTAAAATATGAAATTTACAGAGATCATCTTGGGTACGCTACTTTTGGTATAGGCCATCTGGTTCTTGAATCTGATCCCGAATATGGGCAGGACGTAGGGACTTCCATCGACACTGTTAGAGTCCATCAAGCCTTCGAATCAGATTGCGAAAGTGTCTTACGAGACTGTAACATCCTTTACGAAGACTTTGATGATTTGCCGGAAGAAGTTCAACAAGTAATTGCCAATATGATGTTTAATATGGGGCGGCCGCGTTTGAGCAAATTCAAGGGTATGAAACGTGGTGTTGATGCAAGAGATTGGAATGCGGCCGCAGACGAGATGGTTGACAGCTCGTGGTATCGCCAAGTAACTAATCGTGCAGATAGGCTTGTGGAGCGAATGCGTAAAGCACATCCGCTATATAGAGAATATGATTGAAAATGAGAACCTTTAATCATGTACCAGTGGAATTACCAGAGCTAAAGACTAAAACAATTGATCGCAAAAGATTCTATGTAACACCACATAATAATTATTACCCATCAATCACAACAGTTTTATCAATCCGAAATAAAAAAGGATTGATGGAATGGCGTAATCGTGTGGGCAATGATGTGGCTAATTATGTTGCGAGTAAAGCTGCAGCAAGAGGAACTAAAGTTCACCATATGTGTGAGGATTATCTAAACAATCAACATACAGAATTGCCTGATAAATGGGAGAAACATAAAAAGGATTTTCTTCCTTGGTGTATATTTAGTGAATTAAAAGACAAAGTGTTGGGTAATATTAATGACATACACGCTCAAGAATGTGGTCTTTATAGTGATAAATATAAGGTAGCGGGCAGAGTTGATTGTATTGCAAAGTACAATGGTGTACTTTCAATCATCGACTTCAAGACATCGACAAAAGAACGATCTGATAGTTGGAATGAAAATTACTATATTCAATGCTCTGCATATGCAGAAATGTTTACCGAGAGAACAGGTATAGAAGTTTCACAAATTGTTATTTTAGTAGTAACAGAAGATGGAACCGTCCAAGAATTTATTAAAGAAAAGTACGAGTATTTAGATAGTCTAAAGGATTCCGTTGCAGAATGGGGAAGGCAAAATGAAACAGATAGTAAAGGCCACCCACTTGTTTATAGCTAGCTTTCTATTTGCAGTGGCTCTAGTAACGCTATCGTCATCTGTTACAGCACAGACTATGTGCATTCCTAAGCTTGCTATGGTAGAAGCAATGGAACGCAAGTATGATGAAAAAGAAACAGAGTATGGTATAGATAATCGCAGCGCAGGCTATGTTGGTGTGTATGTAAATGCCAAATCAAAAGATTTTACTTTTACTATGACGCCTAAAGGTCAGCCTAATGTTCTTTGTGCAATTGCTACAGGTAAACAATGGGAACAACTGCCCGGAATATCTAAAGGTGTTATATCTGATGGTTCGTTAATTAGTATCTCTTATAATAAAGACTCAGGTCTTTGGCAGCTAATGTATGTCAACAAAGCAACAGGTAATATTTCTATGGTAACGCATGGAAACTCTTGGGAACGTGTCATTAATCTCAATGCTTCGTCTATTTAAAATAAGGTATAGATAATGAATAAAACTAACATGGCTGTTGGTGTAGTACTTTTAACATTATTAACACCAATCATTGCTTTGGCCGAAGGCGAAGCATTGGGTAAAGAACCTTTAGTACAGGTAAATAAACCTATATTTTGTGGCGACTCTTCTAGCTTGTTAAAATATCTTACTGAAAAATATAATGAAGCTCCTGTTGTAATTTTTAATGAACAAAATGGTATGGAAAGTCAAGTTGTAGTTTTTGCAAATGTAGAAAAGGGAACTGCTTCTGTTGTAGAAAATTTTCCTAATGGAAAAGGATGTTTATTAGCAACCGGCCATGATGTAATGATTATTCCCGTAAAAAAAGAAGCTAAAGAAGCTTCCGACACTTGATTTTTTTTATAAAACACCTTGACAAAAATCATTTGCTGTGTTATAAATATAGTACAGTTTGATGATACGGACTGAAAGTTGTGCAGGACTTGGGGGCAGTACCCAACGCCTCCACCAAAAGGAGATTGGTATGATTGTATTGTTAGTAGAGTGCCAAGAGGAGGGTCAGAATGAAGACCCAGACCCTGCTCGCAAAGGAAGCTGCTAAGTGGATGTTTAAGGCTTATGTCGTTTGGAGTATTTGTGCAGACATATTTCTTCTTGGTGGAATTGCGTACCTAATCTTTTTTTGATGGGGGCGAAA